CAAGGGCCTCAACGGTTTCTTGATCCATCTTACCATTATAGTATAACCATTTCTTTTTAAGAAGTTTCTTTTGATCAAATTCAGCTCTTTTAAGCTGCAATTTATATGCAGTTAATACTTCTAAATATTTTGCGTGAAGTAAAGGAGCTTGACGTGAAGATTCGTCAAGTTTATTAGAATCAATAATACAGTCTTTTGCCCACATTTCGTGGATAGTTTTCAAGTCAATCATAATATATCCTTAGTAATTAGGATTCAGTAATAGTAGAACCTGCTATAGATCTATTTACCGTTATGTTAGGTGATCCATCTACATTCGTAGTATAAGAAGCGCCTACCAATTCAAAATATGAAAATCTAAAAGATGCAGAAAATGTTATAAATGATTCACCACCTGATGTAGATTCAAATTGAATATCAGTCAATGCTGTTGGTATACAGTCGATATATCTAACTTGTCTCGTTAAATTATTATGGCTTGATAAAATACTAAGTGTAATATCAGCCATTGATGGTGGTAAATCCTGATTTGCTTCATAAGCAGTAATATTACCTACATCTAATAATCTTCTCATCCATGAATACATTTCATCATAAGATTTCATATCTTCATCAAGAAGTATATTAGCTTGTAATTCATTAAATGTTAATTTATCGCCAATAAAAGGAATACCAGTAATCTTTTTATATGGGATTTCTACAGAGTTCATAATCATCCCAGGATGAATAAAACTTTGGAGAAAGAATTCCAAGTTTGGATAGTTACGTCTGTCAACCGAAAGTTTAAAACTAGTGGGTTGAAGGTAATTAAAATTATCTGTTAATTCTGCCATTTAAGTCCCTGTACTTCCCACCGGTTTGCATCTATATTCTACAGTATCCCAATCACCATCTGAAGGTATTTCTGTATATACGGCTAACATAGTATCACATTCTTGTTTTGAATCAAACCACTGAACGTCTTGATTAATACAAGTAGAACCTAAACAAACCGTTAATAATATATGCCAAATAATTTCCATATTACTATTTATATATGATAGTATAAAAAAGAGGCGACCGAAGCCGCCTCTAGTTATATTATTCTTTTATTATTGTATTTTTATGCGCCGAGGATGTTGTCAACGCGGAAGATACGATAGTACTGGTTAGTCTTAACAGCTGCAAGACCATCAGCAGGTGTTGCACCAACGAATGGGTTTGAAGCCATGCCGTAGCGTGTCTTAAATCCAATCTTTGGCTGGAAATTATCCTCACCAACCGCACGTACCATTGTTAATGGAACGTATGGGCAGTAGAACAGACCTGCGTCATATGGGTTTGTACCCTTATAACCAACAGTGACATAGTCAGCTGATGCATATGGGTCAATGTATACGCGTGTACGACCGTTCAGTACACCTGCGAAGGTGTTACCTGTATCATCAACGTTCAATGAAGTTGACATTGCAGGAGCATAGTCGAGCATGCCAGAGGCTGCAAGAGCAGAAGCTACGTCTGAAGAACAGACGATAAAGTTACCTTTTCCTCTACGAGTTTCTTTAGCAATTACGTTTGCTTCACGCTCGATTTGAAGGATAAGACCTTTGAACTTCTCTACTGACCAACGGCCATCAGCGTCTGTTTGTACGTTGAAGATACCATTGATTGCTGTGTTGGTTGTACCAGCACCGGTCTTAGCTTGTGAGTTAATCGTACGAATAACTTCACGGTTGATTTCAGCCAAGATCTCAGTTGACAGGATGTTAGCCAACTCAGTTTCAGCATCAAGACCATGAATTGCTTTCAAGTCTTGTGCCAGTTCCAGTGAGTACTCAGCTTTCAGTGCACGTGACTTAGCAGTGACTGTTGACTTCTCGATGGTGAAACCCATCTCGCGGAAAGATGATCCGCCAGCTGAGCCAAGTGCTTCCGCATCGGCTGTTGGCATACCACCAGCTGCAAGAGCTGTAAGACGATCGTTATCGATTGAAGAATCGCCGTTTGAGTCAGTAATACCATTCAGACCAGAAGCGTTATCTGAGTCATGTGTAGCAGATGAATCGCCTGAGAACTTTGTTTCTGCTTCGTTGAACAGAGCCTCACGGTTAGATGTTGAACCCCCGCCGTAGCGTGACTTCATAGCAAAGATCAGTCCAGTTGGACCGGTCATTGGCTGAACGCCGCAAAGATCGTATGCCATAAGGTTTGGCATTGCACGACGTACGAGTGCGATCAGTACTGGATTCCAGTTAGCTGTGCTAGCAGTGCTGTTAGCAGGTGCTGCTGCGTTCTCGAACATCATACCTTCTTCACGAAGTGCGTTCTCTTGGTTTTCTAAAACAGCAGCTGTAACTGCTCTTCTGTGCTTGTCTTGAATGGTACCAGCAGACTCTTCGTTAAGTACTGGACCCCATTTTTCTACAAGCTTATCGTAAGAAATTACGTTATGCATTTCTCTAAACTCCTATTGGGTTCTTTTAAGTGCTGTAAGATACTGAGCCATTGAGCCAGAAGCTTCTACGATTGCATCGTCATCGCCTTCATCTGTATCAAAGTCTGCAGACTCTGTTGAAGTTACTTTGTTGAAATATGATTCTTTAACAGTAGCTACTTTTTTAGCAAAAGTCTCTTCGTCATCGAAATCAATATCATCGACTAAAGATTTAAGTTTTTCGACTTGGGTTTCTACCAAATCACGTGATGCTTCACGAATGATTGCATCGCGCTTGAATGACTCAAGTTCTTCAGCCATTTCGATTGCCTTACCAGTTTGAGCATTTAGTTTTTCTTCTAGCTCTTCAACTGTTTCAGCGAGTTCGTCAACCAGGTCGATCTTTGATTCTGGAACGTCGATGTATGACTCAGTGAACAGATCTTTCATCTTATTCATAAAGTCTTCGGCGATTTCAGTTCTTAGACCAGTTTGGATGGCTACTTTATTTTCTTCCATCCAGTTTTCAACTACGTAGTTTAAATAGCTGTCAACTTTCTCTACAAGATCCTCTTTGGTAGAAGTAATTTCTGCCTCGAGCTCTTCGTTGTATTTTTCTTCAAGACGATCGATTTCTTCAGCAAGCTTTGATTTAATAGCTGCTTCAAAAATGATAGCGGTTTTCTCTTTGAACTCTTCAGACAATGTAGCTTCATTAGCCATAATTGCATTTAAGTCATCAGAGAAATCTGCCTGGTAGTTAATTGAAATATCATTTTCAACTACTACACCATCTTCGGTATCGAAATCTTCAGCCATGATTTTACCGTACATAGCAGCAAGATCTTCTTTTTTCATCTTGGATGCTTTCATGTACAGAGCATTAATCATACCAGCTTTTGTACCTGGCATTTTTGGCATTGGATCTTGTTTACCCGAATCGCCTTTACGCTTTGCTGCAGTACCAGTTGCTTCACCTGCTTTATCAACAGATGCTACAGACTGTGCTTCAGCATTCTTTGGATCATGAGCTTCTTCCACGACTTCGTTGTCATCATGGAGGTCAATCTCTTGATCTTCGATTTGATTTTCATCAGTCATAATTGACTCCTTTTACGATTTATTTTTGAGCAACGAGAGGAAATTCTTAAACTCACGAACCTGAGCCTCATAGAGATCAGCACGTGGAGCCTTTTTAATTTCAGTCTCCATTTTTTCAATAGCTTGTGGCTCAATAATGCCGTTGTTCCATACCCACTCAACACCTTCCATAACTCCATTAACAAAAGCGCTAGGTGCGGAGGGATCCTGAACAATATCTACTGCATTCAGTAGAAAATCGCCTTTAACGATCATTGCGTCATTACTTCGCTGCAAACTTCCCATACCACGAGTCGAAACACCCAGTTTGACACCACCATCGAGTAGACCTTTAACAATCTGACCCATCGGAGTTTCCAAAATGGTTGCCTTTCCAACAACATCGTTACCTTGCCATTTCAAGGATTCGATCTTGTGTGAAACTTTATCTAGATTAACGGTTGGTCCTTCAGGGTGATTTAATTCACCAACTGCACGTCCCTTTTGTACTTGTTCAACATTATACTTGTTAACAGCACCTTCCATGACGTCTTTAGGATAAATCCTACCGTTTCTATTTTTTTGTTCAGCTGACATGAATACACCTTCGATAGAGTAGGATTTACCTCCATCTTTACGAGCTTCAGTAAGCACCTCTAAATTATCTTCAGTATATTCTGATATCAGTTTCATTTTTTATAAACCTTTACGAATTCTAATCCTGCTTTCTCAGCTTCTTTTTGAGACGAATAAGCATCAAGCCTATCGCCATCCACATACGTAACATAGCGACCTTGATCTTTATGTACCATGACAGACACACCCTTAATCTTTTTATCAAAGACATGTTTACCCTTTGGCATCCGGCCGGTTAGTTCCCGAATCTGA